TCTGTGCCTAAGTTAATATTTTCGCCTGTTTTGTTTACATAAATTAAGCTTGATATTAGTTTCTCTGGTATATCACAATGAGGTTTCAACCAAAATCCTTCTACATCATTCAATACTTCTAATCTTACAAATGAACCTTCAAAACCATCTTCATTACCAACCATCTTAGCAATATGTTTCCTTACAGGTACACTTCGCAAATCATTAATAAGTTTTGTGAGTTCAGGATACTTTTGATAATTATCCTTTGTAATATATTCTCTTAGTTTATGGTTTTGTTTCTCAACACCTTTTACATAACCTGACCTTGTACCATCATGCAAAACTCCATCTCTAGTTACACTAGCGTTTCTAACCTCATCAATTTGTTCATCTGTTAAGATGTTTTCAATGATGAAATGTTCCCAAGGATTGTCTTGTAATTTACTTTTTTGTAAACTTTCTAATATCTTTACCATATATTTTCTTCATTCAAATGGCCATATGCTTGACCCGATTTCATTTCGGTCTCTGTAAATTGGGCACACATTAAAGATTTTACCCAATCTTCTCTATCGCCAGCATATAAGGGGTCTTTAATTTGGTCTAGTTCATCTAAACCTAAACTTACAGGATAAGCAGGTGAGTGTTCACTACAAAAACTAGGTATGCCATTCATAACGGCATGTACAGCACACATAGAATGAAAAGATACCATAGCATAACAATCTTTTAAATCTTCGCTTAATGGTTTATCTACTTTATCTCCCCAATCTACTTTACCTTTAAATTTTTCTCTAATCACAATAGGATATGTTCTATCATACTTTGCAATCTTCTTAACAATGTCTTGTGTCCATTCATGTCTGTCTATACCATACCAAACGGCTGTATGATAACTAGGTGGTATAATTAGAATGTGTTTACCATTATACTGCCATGGTTTTGGTGTTAATTCGTCTTTGCATTTTTGATTAAGTCTTTCCATAAGTTTATCGTATCTTCTATCGACCTTATAAGACTTTTCTAAATAATTTTTTTGAGTATTGTTTTTACAGATACGATACCATCTATCGCCTGTGTCTGATTGTTGGTAGTCTTTCATAAAGAAGTATGGTTGGTCAAAGTAATACCAATCTCTCTTATCTGCAATGCAAACTTCTTGGACCTGTTTAGTTCCTCTTACAAGGCCTTGAAACACGACAGCCGTATCTTCAGGTATTTCACCATTCCATGTTGGCCAGCTGAAATCTAAAAATCTATCAGCGCCTTTACCTGGCGATTTATTATTTTCTTTTGGATTAAAAACTTCATGTTTATGTTTATCACAAAATGCCCTTACAAATGGTAATGAAGCTTTTTTAGTATCAAATAGATAAATTTTCATAACCAACCTTTTTAACATAATAACTATCTACAATATCAGATAATGGATTACCTGTCTTATCTGTATCAAGTATTTGTTTCAAATTGTATTCTGGCAATTCTTTCACAAATGCCTCATACATCATATCTTTGTCTGCATTACCTTTTCCAGTAGCACCTTTTTTAACAACACTAGGTACAACTGTGTGATAACCATACTCTTCTTCAAGTAAACGATATTTAAGAATACCACAATTTTCAGCAATTTGAAATACACCTCGGCCTTTTGAACCAAAGGAGTATCCTTCAATGAAAATAATTGGTTGATTTTGTTTGTAATCTGATAATAGGTCCATAACAAAATCTGATATATAAGTAAATCTTTCAATAGGGTCTTTCCATTCTTTATGTTCATAACCAGTTATATTTTCACCTTGTTTACCAATCCATTTCTTTTTACCTGTTAAGTAATGAAATGAAAAAGTACCACTTTTTATGTCGTCAATATGGACAGCTGGACTGGTTAAACTATAATCAATTCCAATCTTCGTCTTCCAAATCGTCTTCGTGTCGCTCTTCAATTTCTTCGTCATTTGATACCTCATGTCCACAAAATGGGCAAGTAAGTGGTTCTAAATCTTGCTCGTTAATATCCCATATTACGGTATATTTAGTTTCGCAGGAGGTACATGCTTTTTTTGATTTTTCCATTTGCATTATAGTTTAAATTTTTTGAATTGGTCTTTAGTTACATCTTGCTTAATGCCACCTATAACATAGGATTCAATTTCTGTTTCCTGTGGTGCATTTTGCATACCCTTACTGTTTAACCAATGGTCGACCCATGGTAAAGGATTTGTTTTTTGTTCGTACTGTGGTGTTAGGCCGATTGACTTCATTCTTCGGTTCGCCATGTACTCTACAAATTGGTGTAATAGTTTTTCTGATAGTCCAATCATACTTCCTTGCGAAAATAGATATGTTGCCCATCTTTTTTCCTCTTCTACTGATTCTTCGTACATCTTGTACACTTCTTTTTCACATTCTTTTCTGATTTTGATAAAGTCTTTATCATCATTTCTATCATGCCAGTTATTAATAATTGTTTGTGACATTGCAAGGTGTTGACTTTCATCTCTTGCAATCATAGAAATAATCTTAGCAGAACCTTCAAGTAATTTTAATTCACCAAATGCAAACGAACAAGCAAATGATACATAGAACCTTAGTCCTTCTAAGATGTTCACACTCACCATTGCAAGGTACATTTTCTTTTTAAGTTCTTGTAAATCAACTTTACTCTTATCAAGGTGCCATCTGTAACCCATTTCAATTAGGTCGTCATAAGTTTTTGTAACACTCTCAGCTCTTTTTTCAATCTTCTCATCTGTAAGAATAGTATCAAACACTTCACTAGGTTGTGAATAAAGATTTTTAATAATGTGTGTGTAACTTCTACTGTGAATTGTTTCCATGAAATCCCATGTAACAATACAACCTTCTAATTCAGGATTAGATACAAATGGTAAAAATGCTAAACATGGACCTCTACCTTGTACACTATCTAACATAGTTTGGTATTTTAGATTAGAAGTGAATATGAATTTTTGTTGGTCAGACAATTCAGCATAATCGTTTCTATCTTTTTGTAATGAAATCTCTTCAGGTCTCCAAAAATAACCTAACTGTTGTTGATTCAATTTATCAAAAATAGGATATTTCATATCACTATATTGTTGAACCTGTAGGTCTTCTCCAAAAAACATTGGTTGTTTCATTTGGTCTAATTTTTTATCTTTGTTAAATACACTTCTTGCCATTATTCTTTTCTTTCCTCTATATCATAAAAAAACTTATCGCTATCACCAGCTGTCCATTTTTGTTCACATTCTACACTATACTCTTTAGTGGACACATTGAAGTCTGGAAACTTCAACTCACTAGGAGTATAACTCTTATCATAAAATATCACTCTGTTGTTCGGTTGAGCTGCAAAGTAACCATTCTCTAATTTCAATATATTAAATGACTTATGTTGTGATGGTACTTCACTATAAGTCACATTTCTTTCTAAATTTGTTGAGTTAGCATTGTCTATTGTAAACATATACCAACCTTTATACCATTGTTTGCTTGGTGACAAATATTTACATTGATTGCCGATAAGCATTTGTTTTTCAATAATCGCAATATCATAACTAAAACAATCCCATAACTGCAATTCTGGTAATAATACTTCTCCTTTATAATCTTTTTTCCATACAAAAGCACTAATAGGTAACTTATCATACAAAGCACCGTACTCTGGTATATAAGTTTCAAAATATAACGCTCTGCCTTGTATCGACTTTGCTGTTACCCATACACCTTCAACTAACTCTCCGTGACCTTTTTGTCCATCATATAGATACTCTTTCTTAACATACACATCAACATGAGGTGTGTTAACACACAAATATGCCATATATTTCTTTCTATATTGTACAGCTATCGCAATCTTCTTCAATTGCTAAAGTTGTAGGTTTGGTTACTTCTACATTATCTTTCCAACCAACTGGATGTGCTGGTTCGTCAATATCACTTTTTGAATCATAAGTATTTTGATAATAAGAAGTCTTCCAACCTAGTTTATATGTAGTCAATAAGTCTTGTGCCATAACAGACACAGGTACCTGGTTGTCTTCATAATTTTCTGGATTGTAAGACCAATTACCACTAATTGCTTGGTCAAAATACTTTTGCATTACTGCAACGATATTTATATATCCTTCATTTCCTTTCATGTCCCATAATAGAGTATAAAAGTTCTTTAATCTAGGATAATCTGGTACAACTTGTTTTAGTGTACCTTTCTTAGACTTTTTAATACTTAAATAATCTCTAGGTGGTTCAATGCCGTTTGTAGCATTAGAAACCACACTAGAAGATTCAGAAGGCATTTGAGCTGATAAGGTGCTATGTCTTAAACCATGCTCTTTGATATCTTTACGGAGTTGTTCCCATTTCATAGTCAGTTTTCTGCTAGAGATTTCGTCAACTTCCTTTTTGTAAGTATCAATAGGTAGGATGCCATCTGAATATTTGGTACGGTGGAAATACTCACAAGGTCCTTTTTCTTGTGAAACTTCATTACTAGCTTTCAATAGGTAATATTGAAATGCCTCTGTTAATTTGTCAACTTCTTTCCACGCTTCTTTATCATCATATTTTAATTTGTTTTTTGCTAGATAGTGTGCAAGACCAATATAACCAATACCAAGACTTCTTCTTGCCTTTGTAGATACTTCGGCAGCCTTAACAGGATATTGTTGATGGTCGATAATTTCTTCTAATGCTCTTACAGCAAGGTCACATAATACTTCTAATTCATCAAGAGAAGATAATTTACCAACATTGATTGCACTTAAAATACATAATGCAATTTCTCCCTTACCATCAATGTGTTGAATAGGGTCTGTAGGTAATGTTATCTCCTGGCATAAGTTTGACATGTAAATTCTATCTTTAAAACTAGAATGAGTATTACAATGGTCAATGTTCATTATGTAAATTCTACCGGTTTCTGCTCTCTCTTTGAGCATAGCAAAAAACAAGGTTTGTGCTGACACTTTCTTTTTAGCAACACTTGTTTTTCTTTCTGCTGTTCGGTATAGTTCGTCAAATTGGTCACTTCCCCACGCTTCATAAAGTTCTGGCACTTCGTGTGGCGAGAAGAGTGTGATGTCTTCGTCATTTATAAACCTTTCATAAAATAATTTAGACAACTGAATTGAATAATCTAATTTTCGTACTCTGTTATCCTCTGTACCTTTATTGTTCTTCAAAACAATAATATCTTCTATTTCTTTATGCCAAACAGGAAAGTGAACCGTTGCACTCCCACCTCTAACACCGTTTTGAGTACAACACTTAACTGTTGATTCAAACTTTTTAAGGAATGGTACAACTCCTGTATGCTGGACTTCACCGCCTCTAATTCTCGAATTGATTCCACGAATACGACCAGCGTTAATGCCAATACCAGCCCTTTGTGCAACATAACTTCCAATGGCCATATCACTACTGAAAATACTAGGCAAAGTATCATCAACATCAACCAACACACAACTAGCATACTGTTTAATAGGCGTTCTAACACCGGCCATAACTGGAGTAGGAATATTGATTTTAAATCTTGAAATAGCGTCATAATATTTTTTAACATATGTCAACCTTTTTTCTTTTGGGTACTTGGCGAATAGTGTAGCACTAATCATCATATACATAAACTGTGGTGATTCAAATAACTCACCTGTACTTCTATCTTGTACTAGATATTTGTCAACGACTTGTTGTAGGCCAGCATAAGTGAAATCGTAATCTCTTTCATGCGAAATCCAGTTTTCCATTCTGTCAAAATCTTTTTTCTCATACAAAGATAAAATATCTTTATCATAAACACCTTTATCAACACCTCTAGTAACATGTTCAAAAATATGTGGATGGTCCCATAATCTACCGAAAATTTGTTTTCTTAGACTATAAAGTAATAGTCTAGCAGCTACATACTGATAATTAGGATTGTCTAAAGAGATAAGGTCAGAAGCGGACTTAATTAGAATTTTTTGAATTTCATCTGTAGTCATGCCATCATAAAATTGTAGACCACTTGACATCTCTACCTGAGATGATGAAACGCCTGTAATATCTTCACACGCATACTCAACCATTTCATGTATCTTTTCAATGTTAAGAGGTTCACTACCTCTGCCGTTTCTTTTTTGTACATTTAATATCTCTTTATTTACCATTCATTTCTCCTAACATTTCTTAAAGTAACTTAATTTGGTTAACGCTTCTAACTGAGCAAAGGTGTTGTTACTTATAATAGTTTGCACCTCAGCCTTACTCATTCCAGATAGAATCATATCATTAATGTCTTTATGTCGCATATCATCTGGCCACACGACAAGGTTGTAATCTTTCTCTACCACATCATACATTCTTTTAACAATTTCTTTGTTTCTCGGTTCATTATCAAATATATATGTTATATTAACAGGTTCTATTCGTAATGTCAAGTCTGCACCGGCAGCCGCTAAACAATTATTTAAAAACATACTATCTATTGGTCCTTCGACTATAGTAATATGGTCTTGTAAGTTAACAGTATCTAAACCATAAACTTTTTGTTTATTCTCGTCTAACTTAATAGTTAGATATTTTGGTTGTTCTTTGCCGAATGCTCGGCCTTGAAAAGCGAATACTTTTCCGTCTTTGTCATAAAAAGGTATAATCAACCTAGGGTGTTCACCTTTAGTATGACTAAATGTATTTGGTTTCACTTTGTTAACAAAAGCCATAAACTTGTCACTTAAATATAATTTAGAATAATACGATTCGGGTATCTTTCTATTTTTTACATATTGTAATACTGGATGGCCTTCTTTCAGTTCGCTGACCGATTGAAGACCGTCTAATATGTCTACTTCTTTAAAATCTGGTTTAAAATCTGTAAACTTCGGCTGAGGCGTGGAGGGTGCCGACCCTTTATATCTCTCTAATAGATAATTTTCATATTTCTTGATGTCTATAAATTTTAGAAAGTTTGAAAAAGATTGTCCTTCGCCACAGTTGTGGCATTTGAAAAACATATCATTTTTCACTCTGTAGAAGTATGCTCTGGCCTTTGTCTTGTTCCTCTTAGAATCACCACAATGTGGACATCTAAAGTTAAAAAGATAGTCACCTTTCTTCTTAAACTGCGACAATCTGGCAGACACTTCATTTATGTATTTTAAATCAATATAACTCGACATAGCAACTCACATTATATAGTAAACTTATTCATTTGTCAATGGTGGAAAAAACTTTCCAGTGAAAAAATAGCACCGAGGTTTCCAGCGCTGTTTTTTTGACCAATCTATTCCAGTTGGTCTACTTAATCATCTGTAGGATTTCGTGACCGTTTAAGGCTATAAACCACCCTATAACAACGGCACCGCCCATTATTAACCATCTGTACTTCTCTAGTATACCAACTCTCCCACCAATGTCAAGCTTCATTTGTCGTATCTCTAAAAGTAATTTCTTTTCTACTTGTTGGATTTCTTTTGATAATTCTGTATGAACTTTGCCTATCTCACCAGCTCGTTCTTTAAGTTTATCAAATATAATTTCATCAATCTGTTCTTGCCTAGCAATCTTCTCTTCGTGTACGGCTAACATCTGTTTTATAGATGTAGATACATCTGTCAACTTTTCAATAGCAGTATCTAATCTACTATTCAAGTTGTAGGCCTGCTCAATGTCTTTTTTGACGCCGGCTACTTCTACCTTTAAGTCGGTGATATTATCTGCCATTTTTTCTCTCTCGTTTAATGCTTAACAATCCTTGCAAGGACGGAATAAAAGGTCTAATCATTCTTACTTGATGATAACATAATTGGAGTTATCTTTTTTCTATATTGACCTCTATAGTTATTTAGGTATTTACGCCGTTAAACGAATGTTTAATTCTTCACATCTTTTCATTATGTAAAGTTTTTTCTGCGTTTTCCTCCTCCTTCTATCTTTTTGTTTTCTAATCTGAACCCAACTATCAAATAATAGGTATAATTGTGTTCTATGGTCGGTTCTTCTTCTTTTCTTAATTACTTGATATAGTTTCCTATGTTGTAATCTAGTCAATCAGCCTCCTTCTAGTTGTTAGAAAATATTATGATATATTAAGCACCCTCCTTCTTCATCACCGGTTTATAAATTGTGATTAGTTCTTCTTTACCTTTTACTTTAATTTTATCAACTTCAATAGACTCGACATCTTTGAGTTGTTCCATTGTATAAGAAGAATATAATGTAGCAAGAATATTACCTTTCTTATCTTTGTAATTTCTTGTCGCAGCCTCTAGTCTAGCAGCTAAGTTTACTGCGTCACCTATTACTGAGTAGTCAAATCTCATGTCACTACCCATATTACCAACGATACATGTTCCTGTGTTGACACCTGAACCAATGTTAATCTCTGGCAAACCTTTATCTTTAAATTCTTTCTTTAATAATGCTGTTTCTTTAGCACACTCTATACTCGTCTTAACAGCCATCTCCGCATGGTTAGGACAGTCTAAGGGTGCGTTCCAGAATGCCATTATGCAATCGCCCATATACTTATCAATTGTGCCACCATTGTCTAATACTATCTTACTCATTCTATTTAAATAATCATTAATAACAACGACTAGGCCTTCGGGGTCATCATTGTTCTTATAATGTTCTGAAATTGGTGTGAAACCTACAATATCCATGAATAGAAAAGACATCTCTCGTCTTTCTCCACCTAACTTCAATTTACTAGGGTCTTTTTGAAGTATGGCAACTTGTCTAGGGTCTAAGTATGATTCAAACTGCTTTCTTATCTGTTGTTTTAATTTAAACTCTAATATAAATCTGTTGAATATACTATGTAAGCCAACAAACATTATTGTTACTAAAATCCATGTAACATCTACTAACATCAATTTATTATTGAAGAAGTAAGTTGTACTATACACTGCTATGCCTGAAAAGGCAAGCATTAATCCACCAACAACATAGTAAGGAGTAAATCTTGTAACTACTATTATACACGAACCTACTAAAAAGGCAAGCGTCAATTCAAGTAACCATGATATATCCACTCTTGTGATGTTAACTCCATCTATTACTGTTTGTACTGTTGAAGCAACTGCAACATAATCGTATTGTGGACCTGTTGGTGAGGCAATCACACCACCTAATCCCTCTGCTTTCATACCAATGATTATAGTTTTGCCTCGTAAACTAATTTCATTTGTATCTAAATCTGCTAATGAGATTTCAGGATAAGATTTATTCCAAGATAACCATATTCTTGCGTGTTGGTCTGTTTTGATTGTTGCAAAACCTGGTACTCTCATAGCAATAATACCTGAGGCACCAGACTTAACTTGATAACTAGGGTCACCAACTGCAACTCTAATAACTTCTATTGCAATATTTGGATAAACATCATTACCTATTTTCATAAGCAATGGCATTCTTCTTACTACACCATCTATTTCTGTACTAACATTTGTTACACCAACACCAGCTGCATTGTCACCAATCTCTGGTATCGGACCAACCATTCCTGGCCATGAGAATAACCACTCTAATGGATTACCAATCTTGGCAACACCTCTAGGATAACCATTCTTAGTTGTTTGATTTGAACCTGTTTGTGCAACAACAACATAATTGTTTTGTAAAACTTTTGCTAAGTAATCATCACCACCCAATCTATCTGGTTCTGAAAATAAAATAGGTAGAACAATTACACCTGCACCTTGAGCGCTTAGTTGTAATATTGTATCGGCAAGTACATCTCTTTTCCAAGGCCATTGACCATTCTTTTCTATAGACTTTTCATCTATAGTAATTACTACAATGTCTTTTGAGATTTCTTTTTGTTGAGATTGAAAAAGTAGGTCAAATGATTTTAACCTTAGAATTTCTTTTACCTGTGGTTCTTGTAACCCTATCCAAGTAAGGGCAAACAATGTCACAAAGGCAAATGCCCAATTGGTAAAAATCTTCTTCATTACTTTTATTTATCCTAGTTTTGATTAACAGTCATTGTACACCAAGCAGCACCACAAAATAATGTAGAAGTATAATCTAAATTATTACCGTTTTGATAGATATAGAAAGAACTACCTGTGCCTGTACCACCTGATATGTTCAAGTCAACTTTATTATCATTACCATTCTGTTTTATTTCCATAGTGGCACCTGAAAAGTTATTAGGTGTTAAATCAATAACATTATCTACTCCGTCTTGCACTATGTTTAAAGAATTGTTATTGCCTGATAATGTGGCATTAAAGTCATTTGCTATTGCTTTAGTGGACAGAGTTGCGAAACATAAAAACAATCCAAACCACAACGCCACAATAAACCAATTGTTTAGGTCTTTATTGATTCTGTTGAATGTAGATTTGATTACTGCCTTCGCCAAGTGTATAATCCCTAATTTCTGTATCTTGTTGTGTAACATTTATTATGTATCCATTTTCTTGGTTTAATCTTAATACTATATTATTCCCAGCTGCGTCTGTTCTTGTCCAAACCCACTCAGGACTTTCATCTAATAAGATAACACCGAATTCATCTTTACCGGTTTTTCTTTTATCTTTACCCTTATCAAACTCACTTCTCATTTGTAAAGCAAGTTGTTTGTTTAGTTGGTCTAAAATATCAACTAAAAAATTCTGTTCTAAGAAGTCAATGTCTAATGCTGTTGCGTATTCATCTTCTTCGGTTTCTAATAAGTCAACATCTAATTCATCAAACTTTAAGAAGTCAATATCTAAAGCAGTAGCAACACCATTTAATATCTTATCTTGTTTAATAGCATCCATTAATTTAGCAGGTCTTCTCACAATTAATAAGTTATTAATTAAATCTTCATCTAAATCTAACAATACTGGTTTTAAAGGACTACTTTCAGGTGTATCTACTTGTGTTGCCTGAAATGCCTGATTTAATATAACTTGGCCTGCGTCACTCTCAACTGATATTTCTCCGACAAAACAATTGCCATTTGTATCACAACTTGGTAATAATATAATGGTAGATGAACCTAACTCATCAATGGTCATAGCAAAGTCTGTACCTCTAACTGACACGGTTGCTGTAGGTGTTTTAATACTTACATTTTGTGCCGAGTTCTTTGCAATCTGACCACTTGCATATCTAACTGTACCTAAAGTTGCCTTTAAGGACAACTTACCGGTGTTAGTATTAGGGTCATAAACAAATTCATCTATGATAAGTTTAGAATGTGAAGTTACATCTACTCTAGTATCATCTACAAATTCAATTGCAACTTGGCCTTTACCAGTCTTAACTGTGTCATAAGAGAAGACATCAAGGTTCTTTTCTACTCGAACCTCTTTTTTGTCTTCTCTTTCAATAACAGAATTACCTTTACTTAATGTAACACCACCAATAGAGTTGGCGTTACCTTTTGTTGGTAAAATCGTAAGGGTTAAGAGTATGCACCCAATTATAAAATTTAATAGTCGCATAAATTACCGTTCCTGAATATAATAAAAACAATATCAAATCCATATTAATCTCTCTGTATAATACCAATAGTGTGGTTATCACCACTAGTTGTTAAGTTTATAATGTTATCGTTTACACCCGATTGTGTAATATCAACATCAGCAATACTGCCTGTGTGTGAGTGTACTAATGTATGTCCGTTAACATCACCGTTTCCGTCTATGTCAATTAAGTAATTGTTAGTATCACCATCAATTGTTATAGTTAATACTGCACTTGTACCATCTATTGTTGCAGCTACTGTGTTACTGTCTGAACCTGATTGTCCTACAATATCCACATCTGCGCCAGAAGCGTCACTTGTTTCTCCTATGTCTAGGTCAATATCGTTTGATGAACCTGTGAAGTTAATTACTGCATTTACACTTCCACAAGATGAGTTACCGCCTGTACTATCACAATTTAAATCTACATCATTTGAATCCCCAGCTAAATTAATAACACCTGTGTATGAAGCACCATTAATTTGATAAGTAATCACATTTGAACCACCAACTTGGTCGATATTCAAATTTGTTGTAGCACCTGTAGAAGTCGAAGCTGTTCCAGATGAACCAATTGTATTATTTT